TTGTTAGCTGCTGATTCTTGTGCTGCTAAGTCATCATCACTAGGTTGTGCAATATCTAAATTCCACTCCTTAATGTATGGACCTTTGCCATCACTATCATCTTGCAACATAACATCTTTTAAAAAATCTACATCATTAACTCCATTAGCTTTGCAGTATTCTTTTATTTTATTACTTAGTTGTGCCATAGTTTTACCTCCTTATTCTATAATTTTGTAAGCTTGAAAAAAATTTAAATTATTACCACTATCTGTACTGACATCATTTCCTTCATTGTGATATCCATAAATCTCAACATAATCACTTGAACCATTTAAAGTAACTATTCCTGTAACAATTTGACATTCATAATGTTGGTGTGCTGTTTGTCTTGCAAACAACATAGAACCATTTTTATAAATACGCATTATGTTGTCATTAAAATCACTACCACTATTAAATCTTGTTTGTGCTGTTATTAAATATTTACCAGAAGTTGTTGGTGTAAACCTTGAATTAGAAGTATCATAACAATTATCTGTATCAAAAACTTCATTTGCATAAGCAATTTTTGTAGCAGTTTGATTTGGCATTGTTGTTGAACTATTTGATTGTGCCATAAAAGCTGGAGTATTAACACCACCAGCACCAGTCACAGTCCCTGTAAATGCAAAGTTATCTGCTAAATTTATTGATTCTGATTGTATTTTATCTATTGCCATAATTTATCCTATGTAATTAATTTATATCCACCAAAATATTTTCTTACTTCTCCACCAGCAAAATGTGTAGAACCACTTTGTCTTACTTTTCCATATACTTCTAGATAATCACTTGAACCATTCATATCTACAGTTGTTTGAACTAACCTATTTCCATAAATATAATTTCCAGCTTGTCCAACAAAACTGGTAGCAATCATACTTCCATTTTTGTAAATTGCTGTTTCTAAATGGTCAGGATAACTTGAGCCATCTAAATGAAGATTAGCATATACAAAATATTTTCCTGCAGTTTGAGGTGTAAATCTATTTGAAGCATAGTTGCCATCACTATCATATGTCTCAACATCAAATTCTGCTTTAGTAAAAGTATTTGAAGTAACATTTTGTGTAGCAGTTTTATAAGCATGAAAAGCTGGAGTGTTAGTTCCACCAGCAGAAGCAAAGCTAAGATTACCAGAGCCATCTGTTTTTAAAAATGTATCTGCTGAAACAGATGATGGTAATGTTAAAGTATATGACTGTCCTGCACTATGTGGAGGTGACTTAATTTTTACTCCATGACTATTTTGACTACAATTCAACTGTAGATATCCATCTTGTGAACTTCCATCACCTTTGACTTCTAGTCCAGCACTTGAACTTGTTGATATTAAATTTAGTTTATTTTTAGTTATAAAACTATCTGGAACAGTAGATGTTTCTCTAGCTTTTCCTAAAAATATACAATACATTTCATCTGTACCATTTGTAAGTGCAGATGCTAGTGTAAGTGTATTTCCAGATGCAGTATATGCCTTACCAGTGCCTGGTTCTTGAACTACATTATTTATCACAAGACGAAGCTCATTTTCGTCTGTAACTTTATGATCAAGTGAATATGCAGTTTGAGAATTAACTATTGTAAATACTTGTTTACTAAAGCTAATAAAATTCTCACCTGGTGTATTTCCTATATAAGCCATGTATCTCCTATGAACTAATTGTGTCTACTGCTGAAACAATAATATCAACAGCACTTGCTGTATCTGCAAATGCTTTTACAGCATCTCCATTTTGTAAAACTACCTTTGAAGCACCATCTATCAACTCTAAAGATCCACCAGCACTAATAGGTGCATCCTTAATTAAATAGTAAATAGTTGATGAATTTTCTACATATACAGTAACTTTTACTGCTGATGTAGATGAATTTGCACATCTAATACCTATGATTGCATCATCACTATTTGCTTGTGCTCTTATAGTTGTAGCAGAACCTGAACTGTTTGATATGTTTCTATTTAAAGATCTTTCAAAATCTTGTGCCATATATCTCCTTTACTATAATGCTATTGCCATTGCAACTGCAAAACCTGCACTTGCTGCGTTTAAGTTTGTTAATTGACTACCATCTACTGCTGGTAACTTAGCAGAGCCATCTAATTGTACTATTTTACTAGCTGATGTTCCAACATCTACAGCTATAGTTCCTGATGAAGTAATAGTACCACCAGTTAATCCTGTTCCAGCAACAATTGATGTAACAGTTCCTGCATTTTGTGGTGTAACCTGTGAAAATGTTATAGTGTCAGATCCAAGACTAGCTGTGTTATTAGTTGTACATAAAAATATTTTATTATCATTTGTAGATCCTTGATTAACAACAATCATTTGTCCTGATAATTCAGATATAGTATCAAACTGTGTATCTCTAGAAGCTGTACCACTAGCTACAACTGTATATAATCCATTCTGTGATCCAGTTGATTGATCTTTTACTAATACTCTGTCTCCAGTAGCAAGTGTAACTCCATCAATAGTATCACCATTTTCTAAATCTGCTGATAAATCTACATTTGCTGTAGTAGCAACTTCAGCTATAATTCTTGTTCTAAGTCCTGCAACAGCATCATTTACATATGTTGTACTAGCTTTTGCATCTATTTGTGTTTGTACATTTGATGATACTCCATCAAGATGTCCAAGTTCTGTGCTAGTTACATCTGATACTGCAATCTTTTGTGATCCATTAGATATTACAGCTCTGTTTGCTGTAAGACTTGAACTTGCAATAGTTGAACCTGATCCAGTAAGAGTTGCTTGTTTACCATCAAGTTGTGTTTGTATTGCTGAAGAAACACCATCTAGATATCCTATTTCAGTACTTGTAACATCACTTGCAGCAATTTTACCTGAACCATTTGATATAACTGCTCTATCAGCTGTTAAGTTTGAACTTACAACAGTAGATACAGCTCCACCTGTTCCAGTTAGTTTGCTGTCTAATTGTGTTTGAATATTAGATGATACATTATTAAGATGACCAAACTCTGTATTAGATATAGTACCATCATGTATTTTAGTTGCATCAATAGCTGCACTGCTAGATATTTTTGCATTATTGATTGCAGAATCTTGTATGTTAGCAGTAGCTATAACATCTGTTGGTATAGAGTTATTTGTTTTAGATAGTATTGCTACATAGATTACAAGAGTTTCATTTGATAATGATCCTGAATCAAAAGTAACATTTACTGTTGTGTTTGTAGAAAATGATGAACTTGCAATTGTTCCAAAGATTGTTCCTGTAGATGATCCTACAGCTTTTATTCTTCTTCCTGCATGATAAAATCCTGTAACATCTACTCCTGCTACTGTAAATGATGTACCACTTGCATATGCAAAAGTATGTGCACCATCTCCATCACCATAGATTACCCATTGGGCATCATTATACCATTCTCTTGTATCAGCTGCTACAGCTCTAAAAGCATCATTAATATTTGAAGGTAACATACCTTCAGCAATACTAATACCTCCTACAGATGTATTATTTGCTGCTGTTGTACTATAATCTTTTATCCCTGCCATATTTCTCCTTAATGCATAAACCAAGCAAAAGCTTTATCGCTTTCTGTATTATTTTTATTAATTAATCTATTCACAGCTTCTTCAAGTTGTCTTTGAAAAAACTCTTGTGTTTCAAATGAATATCTTACGTTATCTATATTTGTTTTCTCACTCATCTATTACCTGCCTTTGCTGCAACAAAATCTACACCTTGTGCATGTGTAAATGTAGTTCCTGATGCAACTTTTACGTTTGCTCTTATATATCTTCCAGATTTACGAACAGGATTCATACCACTTGCATTTTGTGTAACTGATGATGAAGCTGTTTCTGTATCTGCTGTTCTTTCTTTTGTTTTTACTGTAAGTGTAGATACTGCATCTACTATTGGTCTTACACCTGTTATGTTAGCTCTTTGTCCAGGAAAAGGTTCTAGTTCAGAAGTTTCCATTTCACATTCATTATTATTTCCTGAAAAAATAGCTGCTTTAAAATTATTATCTATAGCTCCTAAGAATAACTGACCACCACTCCAAAAGTCTGTATCTAGAGCTGCATTAATATTTTCTAGATTTTGAGATATAATATCCATTAATTCTACTGTATATGCACCTACAAACTGTGAAAAAATTGTACTAGCATTTGTAACACCTAATGACCATTTTTTAGTTGCATAGTTGTATATTAATATTCTATCACAAATACCAGTTGTGTTTGAAGTATTATTAACGCTTGGGTACAACCATATTGCAAGTTGATTAAATGGATCTACTGCTGCACATATTCTATCTGTGTATGCTTTATTAAGATTTAAGTCAAAAAATCTATTAATTTTTTCTGCACCTATTGGTGTTATAGAATCACCTGCTAATTGATAGAATCCATCATCAGAATAAAAGAATACATTTCTATTATCTTGACATACTGTTCTACCATATACAGCTCCTCTATTTGGAGATATTACAGATAGTCTAAATACAACTGCTCCACCAACATAGTCCATACGAATTATTTGGTTTTGTCTGAATACATATCCAATCTCACCTGACGTAATGGCAACTATTTGACCACCTGATCCTGATAAATCCTGAAAGTCTGATTGTTTACCTGACCATGTAGCAAGATCATTAATACCTGACCATTGTATTCTATTTTTATTACTAGGTTGATTACCTGTAACTAAAAAGTCTCGGACAACACCTGATACTCTAAATACTGGTGTAGTTCCTGCTGTAGCAATAGTGCTTAAATTTTTAAATTTTGTAGATGTTCCCATCTCATAATATTGAGCTGGATCTACTCCATTACTTGCAATTACATAGTTTCCAAACTGTGTAAATGTAATGTAATCTGTATCAGTTCCACTTAAAGGTGTTCCACCAGTAAAGTTTGTTACTGCTAATCTTGTAGGATCAGAAGAAGTTACAGTTAAATTATCTCCACCAGCTACTGCTCTTGTTACTGTAACTACATTGCCTGATGGATTTGGTGCTGAAAATCCAGATAAACCATTAATACCAAGAACACCACCAGCTCCAACAGCTATGTTATCTGCTGTAGATGCATTGTCTGATGCTATACTAAATTCATTTGCATTAGAAGTTGGATTTGTTGCTGTAGCTGTCATTGTTGTAGAGTTACCAGCATTATCCTTAAATGTAATAGTAGCTCCTGGAGAAATGTTAGCTGAGTCAGTTACTGTAATTGTAAAAGAAGCAAAAGAGCTAGTAGTTAATTTATTCTGTGCTCCTATCTCTGTGAAAGCTCCATTTTCTAATTTAAAAATAGTTTTGTTATTTGCAGTAAAATTAAAAACTGTATTTGTATTATCTCTAAAACTACCAGCTCCTCTAGAATCTTGATTCATAGTATTGGAACTATAGCTAACCAAAGATGGAAATCTTTTGTAACTATTAATAGTATGATATACGTTTGTTGCTACGTTAGCTCCCTGTTTTAAATGTTCAGGTTGATCAGGAAGCCATTCTCCAAATGGTACTTGCATTATCTACCTCTATAAAATGATAAATCTGTTTGTACATCTGTTCTTTGTGTAACAGGTGCACCTCCATATGTATCTTGTCTATCGTTATTCTCACATCTTTCTAATGCAGTAGAATACATTTGTAACCATTGTGATAATTGTGTTTGATCTATTCCACCAAGAAAGTTAGCTGCATGATATAAAGATCCATATAAATATATAGCAGGGTGAGTTGCTAATATATAGTTTGATGTATTTGTACTACTTAATGTTGGTATAGCCTTATAGTATGATAAGTAACCTGTATACGCAGTATCAGGTGATGGACCAAATCTAAAAGTTTCTGCTCCATTATCACTTTCTATTGTATATGCTCTAGGTCTACCAGAACGAGAACCACCTTTTATTTCAAATAAATTATGTGGTGTAATATATTCTAATGGATATTTTGTTGAAGATTGTAATATATAAAATGATCTTACAGAAATAAATCCTGTTGGTACAGATTCTGTTTCACTATCTATTGTGATAGTATCAATCTGTTCCATTTGTCTAATTCTTAATTTAGCATTAAAGTCAGCTTCTGTTAATTTAATAAAATCATCTTGTATCTCATCTGTAAGATCTGATCTATTTAAGAAGTTTGCTATAGATGCTTTTAATTCTGTGTATGTTGATAATGCCATTATAAACTGCCTTCTGCTGTTCTAAAATATCTAAACTCATTACTATTAAGTTTAGTTCTCATAATTTTTCTTTGTATTTCTTTTGGTAATGCAAACCAGTTGTTGCTACCATTATATTCTTTTGCCCAGATCTGTAGTACTAATGGTGGTACACTAGCTACTCTTTTCATTTCTCTAGCTTTAGACAAATATCCATCATCATGATTGTAAAGCTGTTTATTTCTTTTCAACAAAGGATTAACATTTTGTTGATTGTTAATAGTTAGCTTACCATCTGACTCTTGGATATATTTAGTCTTTATTCCACCATCGTATTCTACAGATCGAACTTTTCCCATTACTCTGTTAATTCAGTTACGTAAAGATTTACAGATCCTATGACAGCAACTTTTTCACCTTCTGATACTTTAAAATATTCATATGATTTAGATTCTAAAAATATCTTAGCATTAGTTGCTGTAGGATTTACTCCAAACTCAATATGACAATCAGCGTCTCCTATGACTCTAACATATTCTACATTAGAACCAAATGCTGATGATTGAGCTGAAGATCCTGAAGAAGTAACTTTTTGTGTAGTAACAGGTCTCATCGCAATGTGTGACATGCTACTCCTTATCTTCTAATTACAAAAGTTACGTTAAGTTTATTAGCTCCAGTAGAACCACCATCTGTAATCATTTCAATAGTTCCACCTTCTTCTACTTGATTTGCTGCTGTTGGTTCTGCTGAATCAACTGTACCAGCTGCTGAACCTGAATGTGCAACAGTTATTCCACCACCAGTTACAGCAGTTCCACCAATTTCAAAAGATATAGCTGCATTAGCACCAGAGATTGCTCCCTGTAATGAAGTTATAATTTTAATAATTTTTCCACCATCTGGTACTGCAACAAAAGTTGATGATGCTGTTGATATATCGGCGATTTCGCCATAGATAAAATAATCGTTTAATGTTCTCATTTTATTCCTTAATTGTTCCGATCTTAACCTTATCTCAGATCTTCAATTGTTTAGAATCTGCTGGGGGAGCAGATTTATAGGTTACTCCCCCAAACAGTTATATTATTATGATGTTGTTAAGTCTGCGACTAAGCCTGATGCTTTCTCATTTCTAGACTCTAAAGTAGCTTCTACTAAAAGCTGTCTTTTTTCAGAGTCACCAGTTTTTGAAAGTTCATGCATAGAGAAGTCTCTTAAAAACGCTATTGCAAAGTAGTTCATATCTAAGATATACGCATCTCTATCTCTAGAGAATCTGTTAGGTACTACTTGTAACTGACCAAAGTCAGATGCATATACATCAACTGATGTGTATAATGTAGCGTCTGCACCTGCATCAAATCTAGTTGAATTACCAGTAAATCCTGATAATTTTTGTTTGTTGAATGGGCCTACCATAATCATGCTAGGATCACCACCTTCATTCCAAACTGATTTGATTACAGTTTTAAGTGATGCTTCTGTAAAAGCTCTTTGAGTTCCATCAGTTCTAGCTGTATTACCAGATCCTCCTGATGAACCAGATGCACCAAGATCATCATTAGTTTCGATCCATGCACCTAAAGAACCAAATTTTCTTGCAGTAGATGCATTACCAGCAACTTCAGCTTGGTTGCCAGTTACAGTTGCTTCCATGTCTCTTTTTAGTTCTTTTGCTTTTTTTGCAATTTGATATGCTAATTCAGATGCTCTACCTGCTTTGTCTACAGCTTCCTGAGTTCCTGTGATTACAACTGTTTTGTCCATAATCTGAGAACTGTTAGAAAGTCTAGAAGTTGCAGTAACTGCATCTAAAGTTGCTTCATCACCTTCGATAACAGCATTGTTAGTTGCTGCTGCTGCTAAGGCGTCTGTTTGCCATTCATGAAGAACTGCTGTAGCTTTTGTTTTAGCTGCTGAGCTGATGAATGGCGTATCTGTTGGTGAGATACTGTAGATTACATCAGAAAGATCTTCTCTTTCACCGACTGAATCATACGTATCAAACGTGTTAGTTGGTTGTGCCATTGTTATTTCCTTTGTTGAGATTTAAGATTAATAATGTCAAGTATCGCAGATGATGCATCTTTGATGTCACCACTCTTACGTAACTTGCCAATTTTATTTCTTATTTGCTCTCTACCAGAACTTGTTGATGACTTCGCAACACCAGGCTTAACAACCTTTGGAGCATTAGCTACTTTCTTTTGAACGATAGGTCTCTTT